ATCAGATCATCTACCATCCAGTTGGTTGGCCCCAAGTGCTGTTATGATCGACACATCATCAACGGTGGCCCCACTGATGAAAATCTCGCCTGCCGCTGAGTTTATCTGGAACAGAGACCCAAAACCCTGTCCTGACTGGTTAGGCACAATCACGGCAGTCAGTAGGTCCGGTGCAAGTTGATTGTGTATGTAAGCGGCTAATTCAGTAAAATAGAATGTGTCTCCGAAATCCCAGTTGTCCAGCGCGAAGAATTCGTTAATGGCCGCGATCACCCTGGTCTTAATCACAGCGTCCGTCACGTTCGTGCTTGGATTCTTCACCACCTTGAATGTGGCCTGCAACTGTTCCTCGGCATTAGTTCCGAAAAGTATCTTGTACTTGACTGGATGGTAGATGATCTGATCTGACAGTGATTTCAATGGGTTAAGCACACCTGAATAGTTAATCCTCAATTGATCAGAAGTCGAAGGTGTTGGCTTGGCGCCACCGTCCTGCAACCATATCCTGTACAGGTTGTCATATGATCTTTCCAGAAGGTAGACATCCACTATGTTGCTGACGCTAGGATCTATCCTGGTCTCCTGTCCAGCGTGGTGTTTGTACTGGAAGTCCAGGCTGTTCCTACCACGTCTGGCGTAGTAGTCTGTGCTGGTCGTCAGTGTGTTTGTGTCCTCCACGTATTTCTTGACCACGTCCTCGCTGTCAGCATAGAAATAAAATAATTGTCCGTCCGTGTAGGTGGTAGTGTTTAGGTTGATGTCACTTTCGTTTTCCGTGACTATGCAATTGCTTGCCGCGTATGGTCTGTATCTTTCTATGTCATCATAACTTATGTATTTTTCAAAGAACACAAATTTTGTGGCCACACTCGTGTCTGGCTCGGCCACTATGTCAAATATTTCTGGATTGTCAACAACACCGTCGTCATCGTCATCATAGAATCCTACTTTGACTTTCCTGTTATCTCTGAATCCGTCTGCCTCCGTGACCGTGTCTACCACCTGCCACAGTATAGGGTAGCCAATAGCGTTTCCTGTCGACACAATGCTGTTTGTTTTTAAAATTTTCACACTGTCTTTGACGCTCTTACCTGTCCTGTAGTCGTAGATTTTTTCTTCAACGTCGAAATGAAATTTGTTCTGTGATTCTGATTCAAAAATGTAGTCCAACTTCCTGTAAGTCACCGTGTATGTGTTGCCATCGTTGGTGAACTTGAACCACCAACTTGCATCTAAGTTTGTTCCGGCAGTACTGCCCGTTTCTGATAGGCTGAAAGTAGCACTCGCGCTCAGGTTAGAAGTGGTTATAACCTTCCAAGATTGCGTGTCCACGTCATAGCGCAATCCAAACTCCTCGTAGTTTTCTATTCTATCTGTGATGTCGTTTTCGAGTGTAGTAGTGAATGATGTTGTATAGTTTGGTATGACAGCGTTGACCAATGCACCATCTGGTATGATGTCGTTTAATGTTATAGGACCGGCACCAGAATCGAGATTGCCTAGTCCGCCATTTGAACCATCGCCTACCACACCTCCGACCTTGGCCCACGCCCTATCCTGTGCGTTGTCCGTGCCAGCAGTGACCAGTTTACCGTTCAAGAATTCTCTGGTGTCTGGTGAGGTGAATTTTATCAAAGCGCCTTTCTTGGCAAACTTCAAATTACTCGTTGCCGAGTCTCCAACTGCCAGTGCGCCTCCGCTTGTGAAGTATCCTGTGTTGGTGTTTGTGCCTGTTGTAGAGCTATTCCAAGTCGCAGTCAATGATGTGAGGCTTTTGGATGCGTACTTGTCATAATAAAATTGCCTTGCATACGCTGTCCTGATCTTGGTCTCAACAGAATTGTCTATTGTGTTCTTGATCTCATTCCTGTTGTTGAAGGTAAATGTGAACGTGGGTGCTGACTCCTCCTTGTACAGAATGCCATCCTCCGCGAACACGCTCACGTTGGAGTATGCTCCTGTGGGATCCAGTATTTCTTTTGCTCTTGATATTCCCGATGCACTCCTGTTCACAGATCTGACCTTAACAATTTCCTGCGATGCTGAAAGAGGAACAACCTGATAGTCCTCAGCAGTGATCATCCTGTTCTGTGAATAGTAAACCTGTGCGGCCTTCTCCTTGATCGAATCATTTGATTCCGACGCCGCGGCATTGTACACAGACTGTTTAAGGCTGACACCCAGTGTCAGTGTCTGTTGCGATCCGTTTGCGTCTAGGTACGGTATTGATAGGCTGATGCCTTGCATATCGCTTGGCTGTATTGCATACTTGGCGTTGTCTGATACCCTGTAATATGTTCTGAAAGTTCCGAGTGGGAGATTAGAAAAGTTGCCATCACCGAACACAAGGTCGATTGTGTCATCTGCCTTGGTCACGACATTGTATATGTTTCTCTCATCCTTGGCAAGGGAATTGTAAATTGCGTTGTTGCCAGATAACGAAGGAACCTTGCTCCATTGTTCCAACAACTGTCCAAACTGATCTAATTTGTACAACCACACATCTGTGTTGTTGACGTTTGAAGTTGTGAAACTTCTTACAAAATTAGTGATGGCGTTTTCAACAGTAAACTCCTCGTTCTCCATTGTGCCTTGTTTGAACAGGAAGAAATATCCTGTGTTGTTTGAGCTGTCACCTGCGCCGTCGTTTCTGTATAGGTATGTAAGACCTGATCCAGGTACAGGTGCTGATTCATATATGCTGTCCGAAGCATTGATGGAACTTGGCACAATCTCGAATGTCCTTGAAGTACCACCTATGTCTTTGGCGAATTGGTATAATGGAAGGTCCGACTGATTAGACGAAAGTGTGTACACTTCAGTGTCCACCCCACCTATGTCCTTTTTCTCCCTGGGATTTCCAAACAGTTGTCCCGTCTGGTTGGCCGCGTTCAGTATGGCAGTGAACTGTTGCCTGTAGTTGGAGTTGGCACTGTCGTTCCAGATGATGGTCTGGTCCGCTAGGTTCTGTCCTGAGGAATCATTGACAATTTGAGTCGTGGTCACTGTGTCTATCTTTAATAGTCCAGTAGCCGGTAGATTCCTTTTGGCATTGTAGTTGATAAGCCTCGCTAATCGTAAAACAGAGTTCCTTCTCTCGGCCGTTTCTAAGAAATTTTCTCTTGCATTCAAGTCTGTCCTGAAAGACAGTGCCTGCGCTATGTAGGCGATCAGGTCTATGAGTGCAACGTACTCAGAACTCTCTACGAAATCATTGAAATCATCTGGATAGTTCTCACGCAGGTACGCCACCATTGTCCTACGCAGTGTTTCGAAGTCATAGGATTTGAAATCTGCCTGTTGGAAAGCCTGGTAGATCTTACGCCAATCTTCCGCTACTAGTAGTCTGTTCTGTCTGTCTGTTGTGGCCATACTGTTTGTATGGATATTTATAAATTAAATTAAGTGCGTAGTTTAAGAAAGACGTAGAAGTGAGTTCTCGTCGAAATTGAACCTTAATTTCTCAGTGATGTTAAGTGGCACATACGTGATAGTTGCCTGTATTGCTATGCCCTTGTCCGCTTCAGACACCAGTATCTCCTGTGTTGAAATACGTGGGTCAGCGTTTAGATTGTCCGTGACATCCTCTATTATGGCGTTTTTAAGATCTTCCGTGAATGGCTCGAATAATGCATCGTATATTATAGTGCCAAACTCGGGGTTCTCAACACGTTCACCCTTCCTCACGCTCAACCTGTTGATTAGATCCTGCTTGGCCACCTCGAAGTCGTACAGTTTGTAGTTCTGTTGTGTCGCCCTGGAACTGAAACCTTTGAACGTGGTTGTCTTGTCCGTGCCCGTGTTAGTGTCATCTCCGTATGCCATATGCTATATTTACTTCCTGTTGTACGGCTCGTGTGTGACGAAGTCAGTCACCGTTGTTTTGTTGTTTGTCTTTTTGTTGATCGGATCTGTTGTGTCCACATCTATCAAACCGTTGTTGACCTTTATCCCTATCCTGCCGTGACTAGGTTTCAACCACGACGGTCCCCACGAACGCCTTGCGCCCACCGAGTTGAAGTGCACCTGTGATCCTGCAAGGTCGATCCTTCCACCCGCACCGTGTAGTTGTGTGCCGCCGGTGTATGAACTGATTCCGTCGCTGGCGTATGTTCTAACCGCTCCGCCCTGTGATGCGTTGAGTATCCCTGACTGACCCATCACGTAAACATATTTTTCAGCGTTTAGTGCCACATGTTGTTCTGCGGTCATTTTAATCTTTTTCTTAGCGTGAAAATTTATATCCTTGTCTGAGTGTAGGTTGAAGTCACCTCCGGTCCTCACATTCATACCGTCCTTTGAGTATATGCTGATCTTGCCATCACTGTCCATCTCTATCCAAGATTTGCCCGAACCGTTGGCAATGTACACCGTGCCCTCTGTGTCATGCATCAGTATCTGGTGTCCACTTGCTGTCCTGATCCTTGTGAGTTGGTTTGTTCCGTCTATGGCACCATCGTCCATGACGAAGGTGTGTCCTATACCACGTGCCACGTGGTCCTGCAGTTCTGAATCCTTAGCGCCGACTTTCCTCTTTCGAGTGTTCTTGTTTTTCCGTCCCGGAGTGCTGATGCCAAAAACTTGGCTGGGGGTCTCCCTCCTCGCCGAAGATGTTGTGGTGCCCCTCACCGTGTCCTTGATCAAACCTTGTTTCAGCAACACATCCGCAAGCGGATGAATTGGTTTTGGTGTGCTTTCGTAGTTGTTGTTCGTAAGTGCACCTGGTGTGTTCCTGTTGAGTTCACCTGCGGGCACATTGTCCGTGCCGTATGTCTTCTGTTTCTGTATGCTGGCCTGTGGAGTGCCCGGGGGACCATCCTGTTGTCCCGTGGTTGTGTCCCAGGTGTTGGTGCTTGATGCTATTCCCGGAACCATGTGGTTGGTGAATGGATCCTGCACACACCCTATCCAGTATGCCTGTTCCATCTTGCCCTCGGCGAATATCACCAGTACCTTGGTGTCTATGTCGGGTGGCACCGCCCAGAAACCGTAACTGTGTTGGCTGTCCTCGTACTGCCTGCTGGCACCGTTGGTGTACTGGTTGCCCTTTGCACCGTAGAATGGTGCGAGGTAGTCACAGGTTATCAGTTGGTTCTCGTTAGGTTCAGAAGTCTTTGCTAGGCTTGGTATAAACACCTTGAGCCTACCCATTCTGGCCGGATCGATGTTGCCCTTGACTATACCCAGGTATGGTCCTGGGTTGGAACCGGTCCACGACTTATCTCCTCCCGGAGCCCTGGGTGTTGATGCATCACCTTTTAAATAATCATTGAGCATTAATTAAAAATTCCTTTCAGCAGGTTTTGAAATTTCCTACCAATGTTAATTACATCTTTGTATACACCATTGGCCTGGTTTACGAAATCCTGCACCTCATCGATGGTCTTTACCTTGCTGACCTCACCTGCTTTGTTGGTCACTACTGCCTTAGGCACCGGGTCCGATATTGTTACTCCTTGATTATTAAACCTTGTGAGATGTAGCACGTTGGTGTACTTGCCATCAACGAAATTGTGTTCTACCTGGACCACCCTGTACAGTCCAGAGAATTCCGCTGACTGATCACTTTGCAATTCGTATAGTCCCGTGGCATTGTTTATGTCGGTCGGCATCCTGAAGTTGAGCATGATTATAGGTTCTGCTAGGTCCGAATTGTAACAACGAAGTTCTTCATTCCAGATGTTGCCCTTGTTTGCCCGCCAGTAGTCTATGGTAGTGTCCCTGTGTTGCCTGCCTGTGCCAAAAAGTTCCGGTGTAGCAGGTATGAATTGTGATTGGCCCAGCCACGCCGGGTCCCCCAGTATCTCCATGCGGATGTTAACCATGTCCGCGAGTGGGTGCGTGAGGCTGTCCGGGAACGCATCCAGTTCAGTCGGCGTGCCTCCTGTGAGTCCAGTGCCCTCTGATTTCGCAGTGCCCGGTTCGGACTTTGTGATGAAGTTGCCATCAGTGAAATGCTCCTCGGAGGTCGTGCCTTGTGTTGACCTCGCCCCG